GTCTTACTGTGTGGTCACATTTTTATTTTCCATCATTGGATTAGGCATTAGTGTTGCCATTCTTGCAGATGGATTCATATTACCAAGTGTTGCTTGCTGTCTTCTTTGTCTTAAAGCGGCATAAGCAGATTTGGTTCTTTCATACCCAGGCCTATTTCCAATCAGTTGTGCTCTTCTTTCTAATTCAGCATCTCTTTCTGATTGTGTCATTGGTGGTTTTTGATTTATTACATTATCTGTGGGTACGTCTGACTGTCTAATAACTGAGCCTGGTTTTGTTATTTGTACTGGTAATGTTTCGTTTGTTTGTGCAGTTAAGACACTTTCTCTTGCTCTAGTTCTTTCTGCTTCTTGATCTGGTGTCAATTTAGTACTAACATTTGTTGGAGACACAGCCCCCTTTAAACGTTGAAATAATGTTCCAGTTTTTGCCACAGCACCGCCAATAATTTTTGATGATTTTTCGTTTCCGAGAAGATCAACAGCACCAAGGATCCTATCACCACTTGAATCTCTGCGACCTAATCGGGCATTTCTGCGTTCAAATGCAGTTGATAATGCTCCTATTGCTCCAGCCACTATATTAGAACCAATTGCCCCATATATTCCACCGAGTCTTTCTTTTGCCGCTTGTCTTGCTTTTACTTGACCAACAACTAATGCTGAATCCGGAGATTCGGCTGATTTTAATTTTTGAAATGCAGGTGGAGTCTGATTAACTGCTCTTCCAAGAGAGGGAACTGGAACGGTATTACCTAAAATTGTTGGATCTATTATGCCCGCTGCTATTTTTCTATTTAAATTACCGGGAATTAATAAACTTTTTTGAACATGTGTTAATTCTGGTTTTTGTTCTTTTGGTTCTATTGGTAACATTTGTCCAGTTTGAGGATCAATACCGGCAGCAACTGCCCGTGCAGCAGTATTTGCTGCAAGTGTTCTAGTTGCAGCATTTTGTTCTTTAAGATATTGTTCAAAAGATAGCATTAAAGTTTCTTAAAAAAGTCTTCAAATAATTTTAGTGCTTTTTTTTCTATATTTTTGGTTGAAGTTTTTTTCATGGTTTTTTTGGCTTCCATTAAATCTCGTTCTAGCCAGGAACCATTATTCCATATCCACTCTTTTCCTTCCATAATGCCGTTTACAAATGCACCAGGCGCAGAGGGATCTGCAACAATATCAATTGCAGAGAGCATTAAATCTGGTTGTACTATTTTTTTACCATTTTGTTCAATTAAAGAACCCATTGCTCTAGAACTTACTCCCAATTTAGCACCTTCACGAATAAGTTCTCCTGCAATTTTTCCCATAGGAGTACTTTCAAGAATTTTGGCTTTTCCATAAACTTTATTCTTTTTGAATTCTAACATCATAATTCTATGACTTACTCTATCCAAGTTTACTGTGGGGCCTGTTGGGTGACCCAATTCACCAAAAGCACGATTGCAATTTACAAATTCAGTAATATAACGACCAACCTCTTTATTTAACGTGTCGTATGGGTATACTCTACCATTTCGGTTGCACTCATCAGAAACCATGAAAACACCCTCTATAAAAAGGGACTTTTTATCTTCTGAACCTTCTGTGATATATTGGATATCTTCTATAGTTTCTGTAATTAATTTCATTATTATTCTTTCTGTTTATGAAATTCCAGACTTTTTAAAAGCCTTTTGATTCATTTCTTCTGCATCATTATCTTGATTGCAATTATCACAACCTTCATCTTCATAAACTAAACCATCTTCTCCCATTTCCTCTTCTTCCTCTTCGTCTTCGTCTTCTTCGTCTTCGTCTTCGTCTTCTTCGTCTTCTTTGTCTTCTTCTTTATTTTCAAGAAGATCATTTAATTCTGATCGAAGTTCATTGGCTTCATCGAGTTCATACTCCAATTCACCTTCAACATTTTCTTCTTCGGTTTCGTCCAAAAAAGTTTGTGGTGCATATTCTTCAAATTTTGCTTGAAGTTTTTCATTAAGTTTTTGCATCAAAATATCGTGAACGATTCTTTTGGTTTCTACTACGTTCTCTTGAATTACATTTTTGATTAAATTATTTGTATCCATTTTTATCTCCGGTATATTTTTTCCGCAGTTTTTACTGCTTTCTTAAAACCATGTTCGGATTCAAGAATTAGGTTTATTAATTTGTCCTTATGTGAAGTATTTAGAGTTTTGTATAGTTCTGCCAAATATTTAGCCATATTTGGTGTGATTTCTAACAAAGAACCATCTTTTGCTGTAACCCAAGTTGTTCTATTGGTGTTAATAGCAATATTAACTTCATTTATAGGCATGTATTGAACAGTAGAAACTTGTTCAAATACTTTTTCTATTTTTTTTGTTTTTGGTAGAGTTTTTATCTTATTAAGAATTTGATTTGATTCTTTAATGTAAGAATGAGCAAGCGATTCACAAATTTTCTCTTTTATTAAAGAATAAATTTCTTTTTTAAAAAGATCTTTGTTTTCTTCGCGTAAGGCTAAAAACTCTGGACGATTTATCATTGTGGAGCCTGTTCGCCTTCTTGTTGTTCTGGTTGTATTCCAAGTGCTAGCATTTGTTGTTGTTGTTCCACAGATTTGATCAATGCTTCTTGCTGTTCCTTAGCAATTTGTGCATTTATTTCTATAATTTCTTCATCAGTCTGTTTCAGTATATTTTTTCGAATGTATTCTTCAGAATAATAACGTCCAACCACTCCTGCCAAATTATTTAGCATATCTAATCTGTCACGAAGCATGTCATTTTCTTTCAATTCATTGAAATATGAATCTTTATTAAATTTGAATGAAACATCTTGTTGAATTTTATTCCATTCGTCCTCAGTCATTATTCCCTTGAGAATAACTTGAGTTTTAATGAGATCTAAAAGAAGTGAAGTAAATCTTAAACGAAGTCTTTCAACAAACTTATAAAATTTTACTTCATCTCTTGTAATTTCTGCTTGTCTTCCCATATTAAATCCCGTTTCTGCCTCAAGACGAGAAATGGGAACATTTAATGCTCTATATAATTTCTTTTGTAGATAAAGAACATCTTCCATTTCTCCGAGGTTTTGACCACCATCTAGAGTTTGAATTTCTGTTCCTCTTCCACCTTCTCTTCGTGGCATCCAAAAATCCTCTAACATATGCATATGATTTCTGTCATCACGAATTTGACCAGTTGCGGAATCGTATGTTATTTTATTACGATAACGATTCATAATTTCTCGTAAATATTGTTCTGCTTTTTGTTTTGGTAGATTTCCCACATCAATATAAAATATTCTTCTTTCTGGTGCGCGTGAAATTCTATAAATTACAACAGCGTCTTCAATTTGACGCAACATATTGAGTGGTCTTATTGCTTTTTGAAGATAACCAATAACTCGTTTTGTCACAGCATCTACTACGCCAGAATGTGAATAAGCAACTGTGTCTATGGTAAATCTATAACCAGATGGACTGGTCGGATATAGTGCTTCTTTATCAGTATCTGTATAAACATAATATTCATCTACTTTTTTTACAAATGGAATAATTTGTCCACCAGAGACTTTTGCTCTTTCTTTTTCAACTTTTTTTACTTTTTTAATTTTAACAGGATCAATTGGAATTAATGACACTAATCCTTTTTGTGGATTTGTTTTATCTATTTCTTTGTAATAAAAGACTTTACTATCGATATACCATCTTCTAAAAATTTCATGTCCTTTATTACTAAAATCTAATAATTTTAAAATATGATTATATTCAAAGTAAATTTTAGTTTTAATTGAATCTGGGAGATTTACATAATCTAAATTTAATTTAATGGGTTTTCTGTCTTCACCCATTACTATGCTTTCATTAACTATATCTTCAATTGCACTATCCACCTCTGGGTGGAGCGCCATTCCTCTATATTGGCCAATAAGTTGATTTTCATCCCTAATAGAACCAGAGAAGTCTATGGATGTACCAAAGACTCCTCCAGTTTCAAACGTATAGGTTCCGTCGTAAGATTCAGGTGTTACTGGAATCTGATTTGTTTCTAGATTCTTTTCTTCCTGTTCTTTTTTCTTTCCAAAACTAAAACCAAATATATCAGTTATTGCCATAATATAAGAATCCTTAATTTAACTTATCCACTTACTGGTGCTGGTGCTGGATATTGGTATGTGTAATGTGTATATGCTATTTGTACTTGGAACTGAGACAACTGATTTGCTGCTGCCATGTCTAACGCTATCGGTCCAACTTGAATTGGCCATGCATTTAATAAGCGTATAACTTTTGTTGAATATTCTGTTTGATGATCTAAATGCTCAACAGATAAATCTACGCAAAAATTTGAAACGTGTCTTCTATCACTTGCAGTATTGTTTTCATGACTATTAAATTTTTGTGACCAATCGTGCCAAAATCCCCAAACAGCATTTTTTTCTGTATCATCATGCATTGTTACGGTCCAATCATTATAGACCCTATCTCCGGGAAATTTATAAATTCTTCCACGAAATGGAATTGGAATGCTTCCAATTATGCTTTCAGGAATTGACGAAGCAGTGCATAGGGTTTCTGGGAATAAAGTTTGACCGTTTTCGGTTGGACTTGTTCCTGAAATTCTAAATCTATTTGGACGAGTTCCGCCATTAAAACTTCCAATAAATTGTTGTATCGAGTGAATTGTTGCCATTTGTTTGTCTCCCGTGTTTTACTTATTTATTATTATAAAACGGCATCAGTATTTAGGTTAGTGATTCTAAGTTTAACAAAGTTTACTGATTTTGTTGGTTTGATAAAAACATCTGCAACAAATTGATTTGAATCTATAATTGCAGCAGTATTATTTGATTCATCGCATACAACTTTATATTCAAAAATTCCTCTTCCCTCTTTAATTTGTTGTAGGAATCCAGTTGCAGCATTTGTAAATAGCGACCGTGTTCCTGCGTCATTTACTTCAAACAAAACTGAGCGAGCAGATCTTCCAAGGGTTTTCTTGATGTAGTTAATCAATCTTACAACATTAACTCTTGTTAAACTTGATGTACTTGTTGCTTCTTTAGTCTTATCTCCGAACAAATAGACTCCCTCGCCAGGAATACCAATTACGGAGTTAATTTCAGCATCATCGTATAGAGCATCTTGCTCTGTTGCTTTTGGATTTTTGATAAGACGAACTACATTTAAAATTCTACCACGACGAGTTCCGGCGGGTGATGACCAAACGTTTGCATCTCTATCAGTTCGTGCAAAACAACCAGCAACATCTGAAGCCAGAGGAATAGTTACAAAATTTTCCCCTACTGTCTGATTTGACAAACCAAGTATTACTTTTTCACCACCAACAAGGAATGCTTTATTATCAGTTGTTGAATCTGCTGCCGATGGTGATGCAGTTACACCGGACGCTACAGTTCCGCTTGCATAACCAGCGTAGGTAACACCAACTACACCAATTGTATTTTCTCTTTCTGCGATGGTATTTAACACAGCAGAAACATGGGCTGTGTTGATTTGGGAAGTAAATATAGTATCTAATTCTATACTAGTATTAAAAAACGTAGTAGAAGTTTCTGCAATTTTAAGAGCACCACCATATGATAAGTAATTATATGCAGAGTACCAATCTTGCTTCCAGTCTCCTGTTGGACCAGTGCCAGTAGCACCACCATATGTTGTACCATTTAGCAAACCAATCCAGTCTGCTAAACTTTGAACAGTCATATAATCATTATCTTTATCTGCGGTTACTCCAAATAAAGTAACTAAACTTGGGGTGCTGAGGCTAAACATACCTGAAATATGAGTACTTCCGGCTTCCGCCCCAGCAACTACGAATGAATTGTCAATTATGCTTACAGTTACGTTTGGTCTTGCCATTTTTATCTCCTAGAGATGCCTTACTAGGTGTATTTATTTAAATCGTTATTTCCACTCATCCGCTTTCCAAATGTCCTTTCCGTCAGAAAAAGACTTCATATCTTCTTCCTCGTATGATGAAATAAACCCAAATGGAGCCAAATCATCCTCAAGTTGTTTAATTTCATTTTTATAAAGTGCTAATCTAGTATCAAGATTAGTTAATTCTTTAAAATATGGCTGTCTAGAAAGCCAAGCAAACAAAACTAAAGACATTACCAAATCATCATTATGACCATCTTCTGCTCCATATGTTTGTGCTTTACTGACAAAGGACATAAGTTCGGTTAAAATATCATAATCTTCAAGTAATAATTTATCTTGTTCTATCATATTTTTAAGCACAGAACAACCAAGCCGTTTTACTTGACTTGTGGTTCGAACACCAAAAATACTTTCTCCCCTTCCAAAGCCACCGCTTACTACTTGTCCCTTTCTACCCTTCATAGTACTCATAAGAACATGTTCGTATTCCAATTCACTATGCAATATGTCTGCGACCTGACCACCAATGTCATTAATTTCAATAAAAACATATGCTTTATTGTATTTGTATGCTACCTTTTCTATTACTGTCGGAAATAACATTGGTGAAATAATATTATTTTTAAATTTGCATACCAGTCTATAAGGTGAAGTTGTCGCATCAATAACAGTAAATGCACTATAATCCTTTCCTTGACCTCTCGCAGTATCAACAGTGATGAAATATAAATGATCTTCAATAGGTTGTTCATATACTGTTAAACCATCTTTTGTAATATATTCTGGTTCTTTCCAAGACATTGAATTTAACTTTGCCGTTGATATTAAAGTGTTAGATGAACCTAAAAAGTTACATTCAAACTCGGATTCAAATTGCTTTTCCGAAGTTTGTTTTATCATTTCCTCTTTCCACTTTTGATCTCTTAATTTTCCACCAGAAGTGATTGGAACTTGTGACCAATGTACTTCGATTGGAATATATTCATTTTTTGTTGAATCACCTGCTTTTCGGGTTGCACCTTTCCAAAGTTTATAAAACATATTAAGACCATTTGGTGTAGATATGATTAAAACTTTAGTACTTACACCAGAAGTGATGGTTGGGAATACTGAACTGAAAAATTCTTCTGCAATATTTTGCGGAACGAATGCAAATTCATCCAAAAATAACATATTAAAAGATCCACCACGAACTGCTGATGCCGAAGTGGATGATGCCAATATTTTAGAACCATTTTCTAATTGAATAGAACCTTTATTCCATTCTAAAATTCCTTGTTGTAACCATTTTGGAAGATACTCATATGCTAATTTTAAACGAGACAACATTTCTCTTGCTGTTGATTGTTTATTTGCAAGAATTGCAACACTCATGTTTTGATTAAATAAAATATAATGAAGAATATATCCAATAACTGTAGTTGATTTTCCAGATTGACGAGGTAATTTGGCTATGATATATCGATTATTGTGAAATTTTTCAACCATATCCTCTTGATAATCATAAAGATCAAAGGGAACAAGACCTTTATCTAGAGTTACAATTTTTATGTAGTTTTTAATAAAATAAACAGGATCATTTGCACATTTTACATATTCATCAATTTGTTCTTTAGTAAATTCAATTTTTACCCCAGGTCCTTTTAAATTCGGATTTCCAAGATAACTTTTATCTTTGTTCTTCATTATCTAAAACCTTTTTTCTGCTTCTGGACTGATTCACAATGTCCTGAAGATCACTAGTTGAACCAACATAAATTGCATTGGTTGTTTTATTATTTACAGTAATTTCTTCTTTTTGTATATTTTTCTTTTGTTGATGTAGATCAATTAAATCTTTATTCATCTCAGCAAGTTGTTTTGCAAAATTAGAAACAACTTCAAAACCTCTTGGAGAATCTAAACTTTCTGCCAAAGATATAGCATTTTCTAAACTATTTTTTCCTTTTTCTATAAGTTCTTTTAAATTTTGTCTAGCATATTCAAAATCTGAATCAATTTTTTTTGTGTCTTGTTGTTCTTTTGGTGTAATTGGAACAAGAACTTCTTTTGCAGCAGATTTAAAATCTACTCCAAGACTTTGAGAAATAGAATTAAAAACAGTTGGTACGTCATCTGTCATAATGTGTCATCCTCTAAAATATTAATATCAAGTTCTTTGATAATTCCTGAATCGCTTTCTTTGATTTTTGAGTAAATATAAGCCTTCGCGGTAAAACTTAGGCTTGTATATAGTTCTCTTCTTGTTGAAAAATCTCCAGTTGTAAATTGATCATTAAATGAAACATTGTTTAATACAATTGGTACATCTATTTTTGTGTCTAATTCATTCATTTTTAAAGTAACCACAAACTCTGGAGAAAAATATGGAATTACTTGTTCTATTATTTGAAGACTGTCATCTACATTTCTCGCAAACACATGTAAATAAAACTGAACATTATATGGAACTTCGGAAAAAGACTGGTAACTAATTGATTCTTCTCCCTCTCCAATTGTTTTGTATTTTTTATTTACTTTATTTACTTTTCTTTGGGGATCATATTGAATAGAATTCATTTCGAATGCCAGTCTTGGTAGCATTGTTTCTATTTTTACATTATTTGAAATTGAACTGGCTTCAGTTAATCTTCTTATAAATTTTTCTTTTCCAGAATATGTAATTGGAACTCTTTTTCGTTCTGTTGATCCAGTTGAAGTTTGTTTCGAAACATAAATTTCATCGAACAATCCACCAAACGCCAGAGTTAATTTTTTTAAAGTTTGGTTATAAAAATACTGAAACATTAATAAATTCCTTCAGAAAATGGATCTATCTCGGTAAAATCATAAATTTGTGTAGAATCACCTTCACTCTTAATGTCTTCATTATCACCAAGTTCAAACGTAGTTACTGGTGTGATTGGAATAAT